TTCCAGGCTGCTACATTATACGCTTTATCAAACGGCAATCTAACACTACCTGACTGGAAGTACAACCAATACTTTAAACATAAGTTTAAAACGGACAGTATTAAATCACCTATTGTAAAGGAAAAGCATTACCACTACAATCCTGACCAATTCGGAAACCTTCAGAACGATATTGATATAATTGGTTGGTTACAATCGGAGAAATACTGGAAGAATAAAAAAGACGAAATATTAAGACTATTTGAATTTAGCGATGAGGTTCAAGATGAAATTGATAAAAAGTATGGTTTATTACTCAGCAAAAGAACAATAGCGATAAGCATAAGGCGGGGAGATTACGTTGATAATCCTAACTACCACTTACTGCCTATTCAATACTACTACCTTGCTTTATTTGAACACTTCCCTGATTGGGAAGATTACCAGATACTAATATTTTCAGATGATCCGGCGTATTGTAAGGTTCACTTTGAATGCCTGCCTAATGCAACAATAATTGAGGACACTCCTATTAATCAACTTTGCCTCGGTTCTTTGTGTGACAATTTTATTGTAGCAAACTCTACTTTTTCGTGGTGGATGGCTTATTTGGGGCAAGGTAAAACGATCCGACCTACTTACTTATTTGAAGGGCATTTAAAGGCGCAAAACACTGATAAAGACTTTTGGCCGTCCGAGTGGATTCCTTTTGATTACAATGGAAAGAAATTAGACGCAAAGGATGTCACATTCATGATACCTGTCTCATATGATCACCCAGACAGGAAGCAGAACTTAGACCTGTGTGTCTGTATGTTACAAAGGGAATTTGAAACAAACATCATCATAGCTGAAAATAAAAACAATGTATTTGAATATCAAAGCCAGTGGTGTCAATACGTAAGATACAACCATGAGCATTTTCACAGAACTAAGATGCTCAATGACATGGCTAAACTTGCAAAGACTGACTACATAGTCAATTACGACTGCGACAACTTTATTCCTCCCCTTCAGAATTACATGATGATACTTGAACTTAGGAAGGGTGCGGACATGGTTTATCCTTTTGACGGGCAAAGTGCAAGGATGCCCCGTGCTGATTGGTTTACGAAGTTTGAAAAGTACCTGGACTGTGGTATTGTCAGAGATACCAAATTTATGGGAAAGAACGGGGGAAAACCTCGTATGTCCTCTGTGGGTCATGCTATGGGTTGGAGTATTCAAAGCTACTGGGATGGTGGCGGGGAGAATGAGTATTTTATTTCATTTGGGCCGGAAGATGTGGAGAGATACGAAAGGTTTACAAGGTTAGGTTATACGGTGAAAAGGATTGAGGGAGCTGTTTACCACATGGACCATTACTGCGGGCCGGATAGTTCAAAACGTAATCCATTTTTTATACCTAATCATGACCTGTTAAAAAAGTACAGGGCTATGACGGATGAAGAGTTGAGGAAAGAAGTAGATACCTGGGATTGGTCAAGGCATTACACTGCTGCCTATTACGAAACCATTACAGAAGATGCAATCAAAAGCCGTGATGCTGTATTTGAGATATTGGGAGTAGATACTGATGAAAATATAGTTGATGCAGGCTGTGGGGTTGGGCAGTGGGGAGTTGGGTTGAAAAATTATATTGGTATTGATTATAGAGTTCCCCGTGAAAAGTTACTTATAGATAAATCAAATTATTTAGAATTTGACCTTAGAAATAATATTGAAACGGAAAGCGATTATGTATATGATAAATTTGAAACAAATACTAATTGCGGCGTTCTTTTAGGTTATAAAAGAAGAAAATACTGCCTTTGCCTTGAGGTAGCAGAACACTTACCAGAATCAGCAGCAGATACATTAATTGAAAACCTTGTAATGTTATCCGACACAATCATTTTCTCCGCAGCTATACCTAATCAGGGGGGGCAGAATCACATTAACGAGCAATGGCAAGACTACTGGGCAGAGAAATTCGCAAAGCATGGCTACGGTGCTGCAATGGAGGACAAGCAAAAGAAAATAAGACAGGACAAACGGATAGCACTTTGGTACAGGCAGAACATTGTGATTTATAAACGAGGCGCAAAAGGGAAGGTTGAACCCTACGTATTACCAGATTATTGGTTAGAAAGAACAAAATGAACATAGTCATACCATACCGCTATGATGGGAACGGAGGCTTAGAGCTTAGATACGCTTTGCGGTCTATTGAGAAATATTTTACCGGGTATAAAGACATTTATTTAGTCGGTAACAAATTCCCGTTATGGTTAACCAATGTTAAAACGCTGCACAAGGACGAAACAGCACTAAAAAGCAGTAAGAATATTTTAGACAAGATACAAACCTACTTTAACCACTTCCATGACAGTGAACTAATCCAATGGCAGGATGATATTTACCTGACGGAACACACTAACGCCCACTCCCTGCCATATTACGCTGAAGATGATCTGAAAACCGCAATAATCCGTCATCATGGAAGCTACAAAACTTTAATAGTAAATACCGCTATGAAAGTTACAGATTCCGTACCCTATTATGACGTTCACACCCCGATAAAGTATGAAAAAAACTGTTTTAAACATCTCTATTCTTACGATTGGGTGCAATCAAAATACCTTGTGAAAACTCTCTATTGTTCTAATTACAAACCCGTGACCACTCCGTACCGTGACTGTAAGATTGGGCAGCCAACTACATACGCAGAGATAAAGGCCAAGATCAACGGCTGCCCTTTCTTCAGCACTTCCCCGCAATCCATTAATCCCGACATGGTGAAAGTCTTAAATGAGTTATACCCAAATCCATCAAAATATGAGAATTGAAAAACTGAAGTACCTGGATGAAACAGATAAGAAAATACTTGAGTTGATAACACAGGGTAAAACGTACAAGCAAATATCCTTTACGGTTGGCATGAAGTCTTTTGCTGTTGCCCATAGGATAAGAGTATTAAAAAAGCATTTCAGGTGTGAAAGCGTCCCTCACTTAATAGCTGCACTAAGCGAAGCTAACCACATATGACACTTACAATAAGTTGTAAGCAATTTACAATTCAGGCATTATAAGTTAGCATAAGATTTTAAAGCTAAAATCCATAACGAACTTACAAGCATAAGAAGTTCAAAGGGTGGCCCGTAAGCCGCCCTACTGTGTTTATGGTTACTAAATTCGCAATACACTTAATAAAGCCAAACCCAAACAATCCCCGTCTGATAAAGGACGAGAAGTTTGCAAAGCTGGTGAAAAGCATTAAGGAATTCCCTCAGATGCTTGAACTCCGGCCAATAGTTGTAAATGATGATATGATTGTTTTGGGCGGTAACATGAGGCTCAAAGCCTGTAAGGAGGCGGGGCTAAAAGAGGTGCCTATAATAAAGGCAAGTTCTTTGACACCGGAACAGCAAAGGGAGTTTATCATCAAAGATAACGTAGGCTTTGGCGATTGGGATTGGGAATTGATCGCCAACGAGTGGGACGCCGAACAGGTTACCGGTTGGGGGCTGGATATTCCAGACTTCAGTACCGCGGTTGAAGGCGGCGGCGACCCGTTTGATGACGACGGGGTTGAGGCAAAAAACCAGTACGGCGTTATTGTAATGTGCGATGGCGAGTCCGAGCAGGAGCATATTTTTACCCGCTTAACTGGCGAGGGCTATAACTGTAAAGTTGTTGTTACATGATTATTGAGGTAAAAAATAAGTGCGGCGATTATAACGGGTATAGGGCCGCAAGGGTGAAAAGCCTTTTTAACGCCGAGCGGGGCGATACGTTTAGCCTAACGGCGAACCTGCCCGTTGAGGACTTAGACTGGCAAATTGGGCTTATTGTGGGGCCAAGCGGTAGCGGTAAAACCTCAATAGGGAAAAAGCTATTTGGAGGCGGTAAAATTGTTGACCTGTACGGGGGCTGGCCCGATGACCTGCCAATAGTGGAGGCAATCAGCCCAAGCGGTGATTTTAACGCCGTAACGGGGGCGCTGGCAAATGTGGGGCTTGGTGACGTTCCGAGTTGGCTCCGGCCGTTTCATGCGTTAAGCAACGGGCAGCAGTTCCGGGCGGGGCTGGCAAGGCTTATATCGGACGCAAACGATGAAGTTATTGTGGATGAGTTCACCAGCGTTATTGACAGGCAAATTGCAAAGATCGGGGCGATGGCCTTCGGTAAGGGCTGGCGTCGGAATAAGGGCAAAAAGGTTATTTTACTTTCATGCCATTACGATATTGTTGAGTGGCTACAACCGGACTGGGTTTACGATACCGGTACGGGCGACTTTAAAAAAAAAGCGAAATCGGGGCCAGACCTGCCTTCGAGTTGGGCGTTCGGAAGGTCAACGCCTCTTACTGGGAACATTTTAAGAAGCATTACTATTTAGATTTGCCGATGCCGCCGGCCGCCGAATATTTTATTGGAACGGTTAACGGGGAGTTGGTTTGCCATTTGGCGGTTTGCCCGTTTTTTACGGCGAATGCGTACAGGGCAACAAGGCTGGTGGTAATGCCGGAGTGGCAGGGGGCCGGGTGCGGTACGAAGTTTTTGGAGTGGGTTTGCCAGTACCATGCCGAGGGTAACGGGCGTTGCGGTAAAAAGTTACCAACGCTGTTTCACACAAGCCATCCGCAGCTTATTGGGTTTTTGCAGGGTAGTAAAAAGTGGGTTTTGAAAAGCCAGCAAATGTTTGGGGGTAATAAGGCAAAAAGCGCCCGGTCAATTATGCGGTCAAATATGGCAAGGACAAACACTGCCGGGCAAGGCGTCGGTATTGGCTACGGCGGCCATTTTAGGGCGGTACAAGGCTATAAGTATATTGGTAACAAATGATGCCGCACGAATTACATAATGAGCAAGGCGAAGTAAAAAAGTTCACGGTATTTATATCGGGGCAAAAATATTTTGGCGAGCAAATATTAAGGCTTTGCATAAACAAGGGCTTTAAAATAGCGGGGGTTTGCTGCCCCATTGGGGATATATACATTGGCAAGCTGGCGGCAACATTTGAAATACCCGTTATACCGGCTGGAACGCTTAACGGCGATACATTCCCGGACGGCGTTGATTTAGGCATATCGGCCCACTCGTTTGATTACGTTGGTAAGCGCACAAGGTACAAACCTAAATACGGCTGGATAGGTTACCACCCGTCACTACTCCCACGCCACAGGGGCCGCAGTAGTATTGAGTGGGCGGTAAGGATGAGGGATTGTATTACGGGCGGCACGGTTTTTTGGCTTAACTCGGGTATTGACAGGGGCGACATAGCGTACCAGGATTGGTGCTTTATTGACCCCGCCCTATACCATAAAGACCCCGCCGACGCCGCTAAAATATTGTGGCGCGAAAGGCTACAGCCGATGGGGGTTGAGCTTATCGGTAGGGCCGTTTGCGATATTAGGAGGGGCGTAACGGTAAGGCGGCCGCAGGATAAAAGGTTTTCAACATGGGAGCCGTCAACGGAGGTAAAGGAAATATACAGGCCCGACGCCTTAATGCTGGAGGCCGCAAAAAGTACTTAGTACAAATGGCAAATAATGACACCATAAAAAAGGCAATGGTAGCGGCTTTAGAAAAGTCTTTGGGGATTGTTACTACCGCCTGTAAATCAGTAGGTATAAGTCGTGAAACTCATTATAGGTGGGCAAGAGAGGATGAAGATTATAAAAAAGCCGTTGATGATATATCCGATATGGCTTTAGACTTTGCAGAAAGTCAGCTACATAAGCAAATACAGAGCGGTGAGGTAAGCTCCACAATATTCTACCTAAAGACTAAAGGTAAGAAGCGGGGTTATATCGAAAAGCAGGAAATGGATTTAAACCATTCCGGCGGTGTTCAACTGATATTCAAGAAAGCCGATCACCCACAATATGACACAAAGTGAAATTCTATATACTGATGTATTCGAATGGAACAAAGAGGCTTATGAATCAGGAAAGTATCGGGTTATCTCAAATCAGGGTTCTACCCGATCCGGTAAAACCTATTCGTTAGCTCAATTATTAGCTCTTTACATACCGTACAAGGAAAAGGTAAGCATATCAATCGTTAGCCCTTCCCTGCCCCACCTGAAACGAGGTGCAAGGCGGGATTTTCTTCAGATAGTCGAAGAAGCCGGATTATACAACGATAACAACTTCAATAAAACCGACAACATTTACCATTATCCAAATGGTTCTTATGTGGAGTTTTTCGGGGCTGAAGAACCAGGGAAGGTCAGGGGGCCGGGGCGTGATATACTGTTTGTAAACGAGGCAAATCTATTGCCGTTTAATGTGTACACTCAGTTAGCACTGAGGACAAAGCAGACGATCTTCTTAGACTTCAATCCGGTTGACGAGGCCAGTTGGGTGTATGATGTAAGTGATAAGGAAGGAAATCTTTTAATTCATTCGACCTACAAAGACAATCCATTTCTACCAAAAGAGCAAGTAGATGAAATAGAAAGCCTGAAAGATGCGGATGAGAATCTGTGGAAGGTGTTTGGATTGGGATTAAGGGGTTCAAGTCAGGAGATTATCTACACACATTGGAAGCAGGCTGAATTTCCGACAGGATGCGAGGTTGTTTACGGGGTTGACTTTGGGTACAACGTACCGTCAGCAGTCATAAAGATAGGGTTCAAAGAGGGTTGCTCTTATATTAAAGAGGAATTATACGAAACAAAACTAACCACAGGTGATTTGATTGAAAGGCTGAAGGGGTTGAATATTCAAAGGTCGGACGAACTGTTTTGTGATAACGCAGAACCTAAGACCATTGAAGAACTAAAGCGGGCAGGATTTAACGCTAAACCGGCAGAGAAAGATGTTTATGCGGGTATTCAGAAAGTAAAGTCAATGCCTCTATTTGTCAGTCCTGATAGTTCTAACCTGATAAAAGAGTTAAGGAGTTACAAGTGGAAGTTAGATAAAGACGGTAAGATACACCCTGACGAGGTTCCGGTAAAGTTCAATGACCATGCTTGCGATGCGATGCGATACGGTATATACACGAAATTAAACAGGCCACAGATGGCCGTGAGGGTTTGGTAAATGGGTTGGTTAAATAAGTTATTAGGGAAGAAACAAGAGAAAGCACTCCAGAGTGGGGTGTCTTACCAATTATACAACGGCCAATTTATCCAGCCTGCCGACAACAAGACCACCTATATAACCGAAGGTTACACCGTTAACGATCTCATTTATGCTATTGTTAATCTGATTACTGATAAGGTCAGGATAGCACCATGGGGTCAATATAAGGTCGTAGATGACGAAGCGGCTAAAAAGTACTTTGGGTTAATACAGAGAAAAGAAATAAGCGGGGAAGATTATAAAAAGGCTTTACAGTACAGAGAAAAAGCATTAAAGCCGGTTAACGATTCAAAGTTATCTGCACTACTGGAAAGCCCTAACGGTGTTGATACGTTCTCTGATTTAGTTGCTAATAGTTCAATCTTTAAGCTGCTTACAGGTGACCGGATGATTTGGGCTGAGTTGCTGGATGGCGGGGCTAACATGGGTAAACCCCAGTCATTACACATTCTTCCCTCCGATTTGTTGACTATGAAAGTTACGGCTCAATGGCCTTTTAAGGTTACAGGTTACGAGTTAACAGAATGGGGGTTGATTAACGAGAGTAATATTCCGGTTCAATCTGTTTTACATGACAAGTATTTTAATCCGGTTTACTCAGCGCAGGGCGATCATTTGTGGGGTTTATCTCCGTTAAAAGCCGCGTTGCTGCTTACTACTAAATCAAACGAGGCGAATAAGACAGAGGCGGCGCAGTTCCAGAATCAGGGGCCGAAGCGGATCATATTCGTGGATGAAAGTCCTGAGTTAGTAAATGAAGAGGTAGCCAGTCAACAAGCCCAACAGATAAAGGCGATAATTCAGGGTCGGGAGTATTCGGGTAGTTATAATGCGAACAAGGTTGCCACATCTGGCTATCGGATGAACTCAATAGACATCGGCCTCTCCCCTGTTGACTTGGGAATAGTTGAAAGCGAGAAATGGAGTTTAAGAAGGTTCTGTAATGTTTACGGTGTCCCATCTCAGTTACTTAATGATCCGGATAACAAAACATTCAACAACCAGAAAGAGGGCGAAAAAGCCCTTACGATGCGTTGTGCTTTGCCACAGTTAAACTCATTCAGGGAACATCTGAATAGGAAGCTCAGAAACGATTGGGGTTATAAAGGTCAGAATATCATTGTGGATTACGATTTATCAGTATTCACAGAATTACAAGATGACCTGCAAACTAAGTGGCAATGGGTAAAAGAGCTGCCGGTGTCATGGAGATATAAACTGGATTTGATGGGCATGGATTACGAGGATAATCAGCCTGGATTGGACGAAGTAATGATTCCTTCCGGTTATCAGCCAATAGATGGATATAACGTAATTGATGAAACACTTGGACAGGCAAACGAGGAAACTAATATATAGAAAGTACCCTATGACTGAGAAAGAAAGGCAAGGGTGCAGGCAGGAAATTGAGAGAATGAAGTTTATCAGGATGCAATACGCAAAACGGTTGAATGAACAAAAAGGAAATAGCCAGACGGAATGCAGTTTTACAGCGGAGGTATGAACTAAACTACTACCCTAAAGTAAAAAAGGCACTGGATGGCACAATTAGTTCTTTGATAGCTGTTATTGCAAGCGGTGGTTTAGATGCGGGCAGTAAGTACCTGAGTGAGAAAATAGACACAGGCACTCTTCCAGATGTTATTGAGGACTTATACCTGAAAGTGGGTTTACGGTTTGCGAGGATGCAGCATAGTGAGTTTTTAAGGGAGAAAAGGCAAAGTAAAGGTTTCGGGTTTAACGAGGTATGGATTGAGTTCATCAAAAATTACCTGTACAGGTTTTTACTTGACAAGATCACTTATGAAGTCGGGGAGTACACAAGGAAGGTATTGTTAAAGACACTTGAAACTGCATATAACGAAGGATGGGGTGTAGATGAAACGGTTAGAGCATTAAAAGACTTACCACTCAGCAGGACGCAGGCCGCAAGGATAGTGAGGACAGAAACCACAAGGGCAAGTAACACGGGTACGATGGCTGCCGGTTCAACATTTGAATTTGAGCAACAGAAAGAATGGATTGCTGCTATGGATATGAGAACAAGGGGAACAGACCCCGAAGATCACGCAAACCACAGGAAGTTAGATGGTACGGTGATTGATTATGATGCGGCTTTTATTGACCCGAGAAATGGAGATAAACTAATGTTCCCAGGTGACCCGAAAGCAAGTGCAGCCAGTACGATAAACTGCCGGTGTACGATTGCGATAACAGCTAAAAGAGATGAAAACGGACGATTGATACCTAAGAAATAGTGAGTATGAAACAGTATAAAGATTTTAACAGCCAGATAAAAGACCTTGACGAAAAAGGTAGGGTGCTTGTTGCTGCCAATGCAATAGGCAATGTGGATAGTGATAACGACATATCAAAGGAAGGCTCTTTTGATAAAACATTGAGAGAGGGATTTAAGCGGGTAAAATGGCTGCTCAATCACGGTGATATTCTATTGGGTGTTCCTATTGAAGGAAAGCAGAACGGCAAGTATTTAGAGATGCTTGGCCAGTTGAACATGAAAAAACAGATCAGCCGTGATATTTACGAGGATTACAAGCTGTATGCAGAACACGGAAAGACGTTAGAGCATTCAATCGGGGTTAACGCTATTAAGTGGTCAATGAAGGACGATGTGCGGGAGGTTACAGAATGGAAGCTATGGGAATACTCCACTTTGACCCGTTGGGGTGCTAATGAAGATACTCCCATGCTTGGGATCAAAGAGGCAAAGTCAAATGAAGATGCTTTGCAGTTGCTTGACCTGATGTTAAGAAAAGGCAAGTATTCAGACGAAAGGTTTAATCTAATCGAAAACAAAATAAAAGAACTGAAATCACTCATACAGGAGCCGGTTATTACCACTCAAGAGAATGAGCCGAGCAGTAGAGATTGGAGCATAATAACAAAATTGGTTTAACGTAAAATTATTAACGATGAGTGAAAAGAAAGGATTTACCCCTGAAGAAATGGAAGCCCTGAAAGGTGCTTTGTCAGAGGTAGAAAGTAAAATGGGTACAAAGGCTGCCGACCAGATCAAAGGTCATCTGGAAGTAGCTGAAAAGAAGTTGGCTGAAAAGTACGAAGGCGAACTTAGCGACCTAAAAAAATTTAAGGTTGACGCTGAAAAAGCAATGGCCGAAAATCAGAAGTGGATTGACGAGCAGATCGCAAACGCTAAGAAACTGGAAGTAAAAACAGGCAATTCAATCACAAAGGCTTTTGAAGAGAACAAAGATAAACTTGCTGCTTACAGTAAGAACAGAACTCCTATTGCCTTTGAAATTAAGGGTGTAGGAAATATAGGCGCAAACTCTAACCTAAGTGTTAGCGGCACACCTGCCTTCCAGCATGGTTCTGCTTTGTGGGAGCCTGGTCGTAAGGGTTACGAGGTAAGACATATCCGTGATCTGTGCCGTGTAGTACCTGCCCCTGTTGGACAGGATACATACGTTGTAAGGGATAACGGCGGTGAAGGTGCGCCTACAAGCGTTGGTGCCGGTGCTGCAAAGCCTCAGTCAGATCGTGACTGGGTAAAGACAGTAGTTCCTTACACTAAGATTGCACATTTCTACAAAGTGCCTGAAGAGTACCTGCAAGACATTGCATGGATGCAGTCTGAAATTGCCGGTATTGGTGTTGAAGAACTGTTGGCTTTGGAAGATACTAAAGCATTGACAAACTCAGCCGGTGGTGAGTTCTTGGGTCTTAACCAGACTTTCAACTCTACTGCTTACAGTACACCTACTGCGCTGTTGGCTAAGTTTACTGGTGCAATCGAAGCAAACAATTACGATGTAATGGTTGCCGCTTGGACGCAGTTGAGGATTGCAAACCCTTCGAGCATGGCAAATGCTTGTCTGGTTAATCCCGGCGATTATGCAGC